CGCTAAAAACAGACGGGAAAGGTCGAGACGTGGCTAATACGGGGACATTCGGCTTCCGCGCAACCGGGCAGGGCGGCGTCAAGGTCGAGAACCTCGCGAAGGTTCAGCGTCAGCTTCGGAAGATGTCCGACGCCGTCGACTATCAGGCGACCGAGTTCCTCTCCACGAACAAGGCGATCGCCTCGGCGGTCGCCGGGGATGCGAAACGCTTCGTCCCGGTGCTCTCCGGCGCTCTCGCCGCTACCCTTCGGGAGGCTGCGACGAAGAAGTCCGCCCGCGTGAAGGCTGGCGGCGGACGCGGCGCGGGGAGTGTTCAGTACGCCGGGCCGATTCACTTCGGCTGGCCTGCCCGCCGTATCAAGCCTCAGCCGTTCTTCTATGACGCGATTGACATCCGCCGCGACGAGATAAAAGAACGCTACGACAAGCTCGTAAAGAGCCTCATCGACAAGTACGACCTAAAGGCGTAGCTCATGGCACTCATCTCCGTCACGATCTCCGGTAATGCCGGGCCACTAAAGAAAACCCTCGAAGAGTCGGAGGGCAGGCTCGGTAAGTTCGGGTCAGCCGCGACGAAGATCGGAGTCGCCGCCGGTGCCGCGTTCGCTGCGGTAGGTGCGGCAGCCGTCGTCGTCGGGAAGCGTCTCATCGACGCAGCCGAACAAGCCTCGACCGCGAACGCTCGCATCGAACAGATCGCGACGTCGATGAACCTCTTCGGGGAGGCGACTCAAGAGGTCTCTAATCGGCTCGTAAAACTCGCGGAGAAGACCGCTCTGAACACGGGCGTCGATCAGAACGCGATCAAGCTCACGCAGGCGAAGCTTCTCACGTTCGTCGATCTCGCGAAGACCGCCGACGAGGTCGGAGGCTCATTCGACCGCGCCACTCAAGCCGCTATCGACCTAGCGGCGGCAGGCTTCGGAGAAGCCTCACAAAACGCGGTACAGCTCGGCAAGGCGCTACAAGACCCGATCAAGGGCATCACCGCGCTCGCCCGTTCCGGTGTCACGTTCACCGAAGTCGAGAAAGAACGTATCCAGACGCTCGTCGACTCGAACAAGCTCGGAGAAGCTCAAGCGATGATCCTCGAGGCGATCGAGAAGCAGGTCGGCGGCACGGCAGCCGCGACCGCTAACGCATCCGACAAGATGAAAGTCGCGTTCTCGCAGCTTCAGGAACGACTAGGAGCAGCACTTCTCCCCGCGTTCGAGCGTCTCACTCAGTTCATGCTGGAGACGGTGTTCCCGGCGCTGGAGCGTCTCGGCGAGAAAGTCGTCCCTATGATTCGGGACGCGTTCGTCAGCTTCTCAGAGTTCCTCACCGGCAAGGTCATCCCGGTAGTGCGCGATCGGCTTCTCCCGGTGTTCTCGCAGATAGTGAGCTTCATCGTCGAGAAAGTCGTCCCGGTAGTGCTCGACCTCTGGCGTCGAGTGTTCTCAGGGCTCGCGGGAATCTTCGACGTCCTCTCCGAGAAGATGAATCAGAATCGCGACCGTATCGCGAAGCTCGTCGAGTTCTTCCGTACTCTGGCGACGTTCGTAGTCGAGAAAGTCGCCCCGATACTCGGAAAGACGCTCTCAGTCGCTTTCGACGTAGTGGCGAAGGCGATCGGCCCGGTGATAGACGTCGTGTTCCGTCTCATGGGAGCGTTCGCAACCCTCGGAACATTCCTCGTAAAGACCGCCGGATTCATTCTCGACGTCATCGGGAAGATGGTAAACGGCGTAATCGACGGCGTGAACCTTCTCATCAAGGCTCTGAACCTCATCCCGGGAATAAACATCGACGAGATCGGCAACATCTCGATCACGCTCCCGAGTCTCGGCGTAGCTCCAACCGCACCGACTCCGGGCTCAACCGGACGAACCGGGGAAGATGTCCGCTTCGGTGGCATCGCCCCGACCGTCCCCGGCGTAGGCATCATCGAACCCCCGACACTCCCCGAAGTTGAGCTCCCCGGCGGCGGTGGCGGCGGAGGAGGCAGTCGCGGCGGTGGAGGCGGTGGAGGCGGCATCGGTGGCGGAGGCGACCTCGTGACCATCATGGGCGGCGGCGGAGGCGGATTCGGCGCGGCGATGGGCAACGAAGCACTACTCGACGGGCTCACCGGCGGCGTAAACATCACGATAAACACCGTCTCAGCGGACGCGAACCTTCCGAACCTCATCGTCGACGCGCTTCAGCAATACAACCTCACCTCAGGGCCGATCGACGTCGCGATCGCGGTCTAAGCCATGCCCGCGAACATCGTCACCGGCGGGACTCTCACCGTAGAGCTCGACGTCGGCTTCGGAGACGGCTTCACACTCGACGACACGCAACAAGGACTCTTAGACGGGACGACCTACGTCCTCGACGGCGTAGACGAGTTCGCAGAGATCACCGTTCAGAGTGTGGACATCTTCCGAGGGAAGCGGACAGTCCTCGACCCGATCGCACCCGGGCGGGCGACGATCATCGCGCAAGACTTGACTCGAGCGTTCGACCCGTACAACACCGCCTCGATCTATTGGGACGAGTTCGACGACACGCCCGGACTCTCCCCGCTTCGACAAGTACGCATCACTAGGAACTCGACAGTCATCTTCCGAGGTCGCGTCGTGGACTTCACCTATGACTACGTCGGCCCGAAGAAGATCCCGACGGTCACAATCATCGCAGCCGACGACCTCTTCATCCTCGCGAACTCGCAGCTCTCCGCGTTCACGCCCTCGCAAGAGCTCTCAAGCGCTCGCGTGACGACCATCCTCGACCGAACCGAAGTCGGATGGAGCGCTACCGCCCGCGACATCGACACCGGCACGACGACACTCGGGAACTACGCCATCTCTGAAGGGACGAACGCCCTCGAGTACCTACGCCAGATCGACAAGGCGGAACGCGGTCGGCTCTTCGTCCGTGCATCCGACGGAGATCTCGTCTTCCAACCTCGAATCGGGAACACGCTCTCGAACCCGTCCGTCGCGTTCGCCGACGACGGCTCAGGAACGCCCTACCGGACGGTCTTCGTCGACTTCACCGTCGACTCGGTACTAAACCGCGTCACCGTTCAGCGTCCCGGCGGAACGGCACAAACGGCGACCGACACGGCGTCTATCGGGCTCTACTTCACGCAAGCCGAAACGATCACCGGGTCACTACTCTCGACCGACACGCAAGCTCTCACACTCGCGAACTATCTACTCGCAGGCTTCCCCGAACCCCGCTTCTCCGGCGTCGAGACATTCTTCGGGTCACTCACTACGGGACAGAAAGACGCGGTCGCAGCCGTGGACATCGGCGACACGATCAGCGTCCTACGCACGTTCCCGACCGGATCACCGCTCACGGTGCTCGAAGAGCTCTCCGTAGAAGGCATCTCGCACCGGGTAGACACTCGCGGCGAGACGGTCACGTTCTTCACCGCTCCGACGGACATCGTCTACGCCCTACTACTCGACGACGTCTCGTTCGGCACTCTAAACGGCGAGAACGTGCTCACCTAATCGGGTAGGCTCATAGAACTATGGGAGCAAACGCTCAGACCTCCGTTCCAACCTTTACTGCCGGTCAAGTATTGACCGCCGCACAGATGAACGACTCCGCTCGAACCGGCGTCCCCGTGTTCGCGGATGCTTCCGCTCGGGATGCGGGCTTCGGTGGAACGGGCGAGAAGACACTCGCCGAAGGGCAGCTCGCCTACCTCGAGGACGCCGATGTCGTTCAGTATTACGACGGGAGCTCATGGGCGACTCTCGGCCCGTCCGTCGGCGGTCTTACATTAGTAAAAACTCAAACCATCGGCACGACTGTCTCTAGCGTCACGGTGACTGACGCGTTTAGTTCGACGTATGACGTGTATTACATCACCGTTTCTGGCGGTGTCGCATCAACCGCCAATTACGGAACACTCAAACTCGGGGCGACCACAACCGGCTATTACCAAAAAGTATTCTTCGGCGCATACAACAACAACACCATAGCCGGCGGCGGATTAGCAAATGTTGTTGCGGGATTCGACGCGGTATTGCGTGCCACAACAAATAGTTTACAAATGGCCATAACGCTAAATGGGCCTAATCTGGCGAAAAATACATACGCTAATTACTTCTTCGCGCAAGGCTCAACTACAGGGAATGTCGAATTGGGCGGCGGCTATCTAAACGACTCGACGCAATACACCGACTTCACGATTACCGCCAACACCGGCACATGGACGGGCGGCGAAATCCGCGTCTATGGATACAAAACCAGTTAGGGCTAACACATGACTTACAGAGTTCAGATCGACGACACAGTACGAGACGCGACACCGGACGAGGCCGCCGCTATCGACGCGCAACGAGCACAAGCCGAAGCACACGCCGCCGCACTCGAAGCACAAGCCGCAGCGAAAGCATCCGCTCACGCCAAACTTGCCGCGCTCGGACTTACGGACGCCGAAATCGCCGCTCTCGTAGGTGAATGATGCGACTCTCCGAGGAACATAAACAAGCGCTCTTCTCGTATCTGCGGAGCGCTCTCGCGGCGGTAGTCGCAGTCATCGCCACGCTCGACTATGAGCCGATCGACCTAGCGAAAGCGTTCGTCGCCGCACTCATCCCGCCGGTCATCCGGTGGATCAACCCGAAAGACGACGCGTTCGGTCGTGTCGAGTGAACGTCCGACTCGACGCTTCGTTCTCCCTCCCGGTCTAAAGGGCGTAGAGAACGGGAAGATTCCGAACGATCTACTCGTAGCGATCCGTCCGTCCGGGCGTCTCTATCATTCCGCCGCGACCGCGTGGCAGCTCATGAGAAAAGCGGCACGAGCCGACGGTGTCACTCAGCTACGCCCTACCTCGACCTACGACACCTACCGTCCCTACACGATTCAGAAAGCCGTCTTCCTACAGCGCTACGTCCGAGAGCCGGTCTCGAAGAACGTCCGACGATGGGAGGGCGCTCTCTGGTATCTGAAGCCGGGTCTCGCCCCGCTCGCCTCCCCGGGGACATCCATTCACGGCTTCGGCTGCGCGATCGACATCTGGAACGTCGGTCAGAATGGTCGCCTCGAATGGCTCACCGATAACGCTCCCCGATTCGGCTTCTATTGGGAGCGCGGAGTCGAGAAGTCCGAACCGTGGCATCTCATCTACACACTCGGCGAGAAGACACCATGAGCGAAGCCGTCCTAGTCGCCATCATCGCCGCGTTCGGGGTAATAGTGGCAGGGCTACCGGCAGCTCTCATCGAAAGAGCCCGCCGGGAGAACTCCACCGACCATGCCGAGGTTCGTCATAGGCTGGAACGTATCGACGACCATCTCGACGAGATCGAGA